TCAATGATAACTAAAAATCAAATAGATGCGGTTATATTCTTTATAGACCCTATGGAGGCCCATCCTCATCAAGTCGATGTTAATATGTTATTAAGAATTTGTAATGTTCACGACATACCTTTAGCAACAAATTATAAAACAGGAAAAATGGTTATCGATTCTTTAGAATCTTCCTTAGGTTAAACTTGTAAACCCGTTATTGTTTAACGCGGTAATCATTTCTCCAGAGTTGACACCTTGAAATCTCCAATTACGTTCAGAATCTTGGTATATAGCAGCAAATTTATAATAAAATTCATCCATACGTTTTCTTACATCTCCGTACATATCACTTTTTTTACCAATTTTAGTGTTGCCTTCATCAAACGGATAAGTGTCATTTTCATTTCTTAATAGTCGGTATTGAATTAGAGTTGCAAATATGTCTCGATATGTTGTATTTAGATATCGTTTAGTTTCAGGTTTTGCCAAATAAATTTTAGCGTTTTTAATAGACTTTGTTGATTGTATCGTATTAATAAATTGGTCTACCATATCGCTAACATTTCTGGACGCTTCCAAAATACCCGCTTTATAATCATCTTTAACTTCTACAGGTGAGTCAGGATTAATTTTTTTACGAGAGTTAACCAACTCAATAATTAACGAAGATACGTCAGGTTTTGCGGTTTGAGGCATTTTTGCAGGGTCAGTATAAATTTCCGTGGCACATTGGTTAAATACCAACAATTGACCCGCAGCTTTTGCAGGTTTATTATTGTAAATTTCTTTTCCTCCTAATTTTACTTGAACTTGTGGGATATCATCGTGAGCGTCTGCTCCTGTGGTTGCAACCATCCATAAACTTAAGTATCCTTTACCTTCAGATGTGATTTGTTTAGATTGTTCAGCGGTAACTTTAAATGTATCGTACCTTTGACCTTTTATATTCCCGTCAGTACCATATTTTTGAGTATATAAATAACCATATCCAGGATTTAATTGTTCTGCAGTTAATGTAACTCCCCCGACCTTTCTTGAGGTGTCTGCGTTGTTAAGATTTGTTGTATTACCTCCTTCAGTATTAAATAATAAAGTATTATTAGCAAAAAAGAAAAATTCCGCATTTTGACATTGGTGGGTTGGAACCCAAACCGTTATTTCCATATCGGTTAAACAATCTGACACAGGATTTGTTGTTGAGGTTGTAGTCACTGAAGGAGCAATTGCTACGGTAATCTCTATATAACTCTTTTGTTCGTTATCATATTTTGATTTATACTCTATAATCTCTTTATTATTTTTACTAACACCATCTCTATATTTTTGAACACAAGTACTCCTTTGTTGCTGAATAGTAGAATTTGTAGGACAAAATGAAGTACCCACCCAAGGGGTAACAGATTTTACTTCTTCATATTGTAATGGAGGTACTTGTACAGTAGATTTAACAACTCCCTGAGTTTTTAAACTATTAAAATATTCACTAATATATGGCTCTAAATATTTTTTTCTTAGTTTACTTAATTCGTTAACCTCTAAAAACTCCCCACCTTCTTTACCTTCATTATCTTTATTCGGTATTGCCGATTCTTGAGAGACAAATTTAACACTAACAATAGAATCAGGATGTTTAATTATAAAGTTTCTTACTTCTAATAAACCTTGATTCAATTGGTCTTTAATGGGTTTACCTGTTTTTGTATCTGTAGCGTCTAAACTATACCAACCATTTTTATAATAATTATCGATTCTAATTGTTCCACCTGTGTTAGGGTCAATATCCTCAGATATTAGTCCATACATTTTTAAGATTCCCGACCTTTCTTCTTCGGTGATTAATAACCGTCTACTCATTTATTTTTATATTATTTTTATAAATAGTTGTAGAATAGAAAAAAAATTGTATCTTTGTTATGTAAAAATAAACAACTATGAAAAATATAATCTCAATATTAATTATCTCAGTAGTATTGGTTTCTTGTAGTACTCAAAAAACGATAACTTTAGCAAATGGTAAAGTTGTAAGTGAGGCAAAACTTGACAGAATGACTAATAAAGCGTTTAGACACGCTAACAGAGTTGCTCGTAAAGAGTCAGGTTATAAGTTTGAGGAAGTTTTTGAAGGAACCGAATTTAAAGTTACGGTTGACACAACTACTATAAAATAAAAAAGGGACCCAATGGGTCCCTTTTCAGTATTAATCAAAGTATTGATTATCTTAACTCTTGTAAGTCAAATGTTCTAACTCCGTCAACTTGGATACGTCCGTAGAAACGGTTATTAACCATTTTCTTAGCGTATCTTGTCATAATACCTTTGATAGGTGTGAAGTTGAATGGATTGTACATTGTAGGAGTTAATTGTAGAGGTACGTACGGTGCGTAGATGTAACCTGTGTCTAACAATGACGTTCCTTTGTGTCCCATTAACACTGTGTTTGCTGGGAAGTAAGGGTCACGGAAAACTTGGTAACGACCTGCTAAAGTACCAACTCTTTCAATACCCATATTGTATTGGTCTTGGTCTGGAGCCGCGTTAGATACGTGGAAGTATTCTAAATCGTCGAAGATAGCTGAAATCTCAGAAGAAACAACAATCCAGTTAGCTCCACCTCTTAACGTTGATTTGTGGATTTGAGCCGAAACTTGGTTGATTGCAGTAATCAAAGTTTGGTTCCAATCTTTTTGAGTATAAGATGTAGTTTGAGATAATCTCTTCCATCCGTTATAATCCCATCTTAAAGTCCAAGCTGCACCTTTACGTAAATCTCTTAAGATTTCACGGTCGATTTCAGCCGCAACTTGTTCAGATAATAAAGCCGTTAATTCAGCTTCAGCATCGATGTTGTGGAAAGCCGCAACGTCTTGAGCTAACTCAGGAGACCATTGTGCTCTTAATTTTCTTTCAGTAACAGAAACTGTAACAGATTCTAAGTCGAAAGAAACCTCACCAATTTTATCTTCAAATTCTAATTCTTCATAACGTCTGAAAACAGCGATGAATGAAGTTCCTGCAACTGCAGTAGTGATAGAAGTTCCTGTGTATCCGTCTAAAGAGTCAGCTCCACAAGTCGCACATACTGGACATTGTAAATCAACTTCTAAGTAGATACAACCATTAACATCACATACACTTTCATAAACGCCACCGTTTCCGTTTGCGAATGTAGTTGGTACTCTGTTAGATGTTGGTGAAACGATACCTTTACCGTATTGTTGAGTAACAACTCTGAACGGTAATGCAGATGCCGCAGTGTCAGTACATCCTGAAACCGCAGTTAAACCTGTACCAGCGATGATATGTAAGTCAGATAAGAAAGCTTCAGTATCAATTTCTGAACCGTCAGGTCCCATCATTTTACCTACACCGTTATCATAGAAACCACACATTTTAACAATCATTTTTCTAGTGTTCTTACCATTAAATTGAGTTGTTGCATCTACTAATGTACCATTATCCCAAACTTGGATAGTAGTAGTAGCGGTGATTGCTGACCATTGACCTTTTGAATAATCAAAAAGACCTGCTGGGTTTAAAGTTGGTTCAGAACCTTCATAAAATAAATCATAAAGATTTTTAGCGTAAGCTCCTGTTCCTGTGTAACCCTCATCGATAGTTCCTGGATAGTTACCTGGTGAACCAATTGGTGCGTAGTGCTCTCCTGAATGGTTAGCGTCACCATTGTTGTAACCTTGAATTTTAGGTACGAAGTAGAATAATTTACCAATTGGTAAGTTCATAGCTTGTACTGAAACGATTTCATTCGCTAATAATTTAGAGAATACACGTCTAACGATTGGGAAAACAACAGTTTCGAATGAACCTGATGAATCTGTAGCAGACGCTTCGTTTATTAAGTGAGACGCTTGGTTCTCATATAACTGAGCAACGTTCTCTTTTAGGTGACCTTTAAGGCCTTCTAGGAATCCTAATTTATCCCATTTGTTGATTGTATCTTCTTTGATAACTTTAAGGTGTTTTAACCCGATGTTACCAACAAGACCTGATTCTAATAATGCTCCCATTTTTGAATATTTTTTTAAGTTTTATTTTATTTATTTAACGACATTCATTTTTGTCATCAAATCCTTCATTCTTAAGAATTGAGGATTTTCATATGTTTTAGATTCCATTAAGTTAATAGCTGAACCTGAAGCTGGAGTTCTTTCGATTTTCTCTTGTAAGGACTCTTTAACTACAGTAGCCGAACTTTGGTTACCTAATTCATCTTTCATTGTTTTATAAAGAGATTTTGACTCTTTTAAAGATTCAACAGAATCAAATCTTCTTAAGATATTGATTTTTTCCTGTTTTGTTGTTGAATGTTCTGTGAACAATCTAGTAGCGTATGCTAAGTTTGAATTGAACACTGCAACTTCATTTAATTTTGTTCTGAAAATGTTTAAAGCTTTTCTGTATTCTTCGTTTCTTTCTCTAAGAACTTGTAATTCTTTAACATTAACTGATTCAACTCTTAAATGTTGAGGTGCCGCTTTAGGTTTTGGTAATCCTTTCTTTCCGAAATATTTACCTGTACCTAATGTTCTTGAAGCTTCTCCTGTTTCACCACCTACTTTAGTTGGTTCCATTTCGTCTTCTTCTTTAAATTCAAATTTTGGTTTACCTGTTCCTTTTGTTGGATTACCGTGTTTCATATTTTCTTTGAAACCACCTGTAGTCTTATTATAACCGAACTTAGGTTTTCCCATTCCTACTCCTTTTGCTTTGAATCCTTCTTTTGTTTCCATTTTTTCGATATCTTCGTCTTCGAACATATCAACATTGATTATCTCCTCTTCACCAGATTCGTCACCCATTTCAATTTCATAAACAATTTCTTCATCTTCATCTTCGTTTCCAAAGTTGAAGTCAAATTCTTCTTCTTCTTCAGAATCTAAATCGTCAAAATTAAATTTTGGGGTTTTATTTGTTGTGTCTTTATAAGATGAAAAAGTATCATCATCATCTGATAAGTCTAAATCAAGTTCTGACCATTCGTCATCACCTTCTTCGTCTTCCAATGAGATTTCGAACATTAAGTCATCTTCATCAACCTCTTCAGTTGAAGTTCCAAATAAGTCACCTAATGGTCCTTCTTCGTCTTCACCTTCTCCGATTGAGATTTTGTAATGTACGTTATCATTTGAATCTTCTAAATCAATCGTGTCACCGTCTTTCTTAATTATGATACCGTCTTCGTCACCCATAGCTTTAAAAACTTTAAGGATTTCTTCGTCGCTAGCATTTGTTAAGTCAACTAATGAATCGTCGTCATCAGACCCAAAACTGAAATCATCATCTGACTCAAGGTCGTCTGTGTCATTCATTGAAAAGTTATCATCTGATTCCTCATCATCTTCAAAGTCTATAGTTTCATCCTCTAAGTCCGCGTCATCCGCTTCTTCAAGTTCTTCACCATAAGACATTTCCAAATCAAGGTCAGAATCTTTTTCAGTCCCTTTTAAAGACTCTTTTACTAATTCGCTGATTTCTTCCTTCATAGTTGAAGCAAGTATTCCTTTTGCATTTTCGGCAACTACGTTCTCCAAACTTCTCATTTGGATAAGTGCCTCTTCTACAAGATTTTGTTTTTCTGCCATTATTGTTTTTTATTTGTATATAAATATTTCCAAATAACAAAAAAACTTAACTTTCTAATATTGTTAAATTAATTTTTTTTGGATTTGAGGTTTAGTGGATAAAAAAAAATATGTTTTTATACTAACATAAATATTACCAAATACAAAAAAAGGAGAACTTTCGTTCTCCTTTTATCATTTTCATCAGTTTTTTTTTATTCGATAACCTCGTCAATCTTACTTTCAGATACTGCAGTTATTCTCCATTCTTGTGAGAATGTTTCATATCGCTTAGTAACTTTAGCTTCAACATCGGTTACTGAAAAACCTTTAACAAGTTTTTCTTCTCTAATTTTTTTAATTTTACCAGTGTTCTCATCAGGTAAATCATACTGAATTTTTGCTACAAAATACTTTTCGTCCATTTTTATAATTTTTTTATTTTCCTAAATAATCGGATAATTTTCTCATTAAGTCAAGCGATTTGTTTCCTGAATTAACATCCACCCCTGTCGCTCTTGACATTTGAACTTTTTTCTCTTCATCTAAATTTTCCTCATACTTACTTCTATCTTCAGCATTTACAAAAAGATACGCTCCAGGTGTTGATGGTGACGATACTAAGTCAAAACAGATTAATTCAAAATCGTCTTGTACTTCATTTTGTTCCCCCTTCTTAGCCAAAGAACCTACCCCTCTTGATGATATACCTAAAGTAACTCCTTGTCTAAGGTAATTTGCCGCCATATCTCCCTTACAGGAAATTATACCTCTTTCGTGAAATCCTGGAGATGTTAATAATTTTAATTTACCCATTAAGATATTACCTTCCCACCATACCTCTGTGATAATGTGAGAAACTCTATCTAAGTCAATTAGAGACGATTCAGGGTGATTTAATTCGGATAACGATGTTCCCTTCTCAATCGCCTTTTTATAGTTCTCTGCCTCTCTTTTTAATATCCTTTCAGGATAAACTCTACCATTTCTATTTGGAGTGTTATATTTTTGTAAAACTGCGTAGAATTCAAATGGTTTTGAATAGTCTAACATATTTTTAGATTCCTTAATAATCTCGGCATTACGGCTTTCTGTCGGAGACACGAAACCCGCGTCATATTCAATCAGAATACCTTTACCTGATTCATTCGGTGCTAATACTTTCATCTTTTTTCTTTACAAATAAATATATCAATAATATAGTATTGGTATTTAATTCGTTAAACTAGTTGTTTTTTTGTCAATGAGAATTTAAATATTTCATTTTCTCTAAAGTTATTTTTAATAATTGAATCTGTTATTTCTTTAATTGAATTCTTAATTTCTTTACTTTTAAAGTCATTACCTAACTCTTTTAAATAAAAATAACACTCTAAATTTAAAAATGATTTTTTGTTTTTTTGTATTCCACTACATCTTAAATCTAAATCAACAATAAATTTATCTTCATATAAATCTTTATCGATGTTTTCTAAGACACTGTGTTTAATCGACCTTGATAAGTTATTTACCTCTCTGTTCGGGGATACTATGTCGTTTTTTGGTTCGGCCCAAGTTTGGATGTTTAAGTAAATTGATTTTAAGTTTTTTGAATCTACGGTTCCGTAGTTAACTTTGTAGGAGCGATAACCTGATAGTTTCGAGCTTTTCCCTTTTTTCATTCTGTTTCATATTATACGAGTTTATTTTTAATAAAAATAGACAATTAAAGTTGGCTTGTCAAAAACTTTCTTTAACTTTGTAATATATGTTATAATATGATAATTGTAGAAATAAATAACCGACAAACGCTAGATAAAGCGTTAAAAACTCTTAAAGGTAAAGTCATTCGTACTAAACAAAATGACATCCTAAGAAAGAGAAAAGAATTTACTAAAAAATCAGTAAAACTTAGAGCTCAAAAATTAAAAGCAATCTATAAACAAAAAATTATAGTGTCTCATTAAGAGACTTTAATTTAAATAAAGAAACAGAATCAACCTTATCAGTTTTAATCTTTTCTATAGTCTCATTAATTTTTGTTTTAGTTTGTGAATCAGAGTTAGATAATAGTGTCTCTAACTTATCGATAACCATCTCACTAACCACATCATATCTTTTATCTAAGTCTGATTGAGATAGAGATGTGTATTTTTTAATTTCTTTTAAATCAGATTCATCAATGGTATCTAAATATGTTTTTAACGTTTTGTTCGCTACCTCAACCATAGTATCATAAGACACTTGGATAGTTTCGGTTACATTCTTTTTCGAAGTTAAATTACTAAGGATTCTGTTTTTACTGTTAATAATATCTTCAACAATAATAGTATTTTTATTGACAACAGTATCAATATCTTTATAATGGTTTGAACATTTAACCCCTTTAACCCAAGACTCGATTAGGGAGATGGATTTTTTAGAAATAGAAACACGTTCAATTAATTCAATACATTCGGATAAATAATCATCCGCAAAATTATCAAGATATCCTTTCTCTTTACTCAATTCATCGTAAAGGAAATACATCTTACTAACTTCTTTATCTTCTAACACTAATTTATTAAAAGTTTTAATGTCGGTATTAAACTTATTTTGTTTATATGACTCAATAAGTTTATTTTCTATTTTTGATTTTATTATTCCGAATTCCATATCTATTTTATCTTATAAATATCCCTTATTTAAGAGTTTATCTAGTTCTATTGAAATATCACCTAAATTATCTCTCCCTCTCGATAAATCAATAAAAGAATTTTCTGACATCATATCATCATTCTCTAATAATATGTTTAAATTTTCTCTTTTAATTGATTCAGGGGTTACCTCAGCTTCGCCTCCTGGAGGTGGTGTTGATTCTCCCCCACCCATTGGTGATTCACTTGGTGATGATAATCCTCCCATTGGTGGTGCTCCTCCAACATCTTCAGCTCCTTCAGATTCTCCACCCGCATTTGCAGTGGCTCCGCTAGGACTTCCGTATAACTTATCAATATTATCAAATATTCCTGTTTTAGAAATAACGTTAGGGGTGTTCTCAAGTTCTTTTGCAACTGCTTTTTCAAGTCTTTGTTGTTGTAAGTCTAATCGAATGTCCTCATCTGAAAATCCTAATATATGTTTTTTAGCCCAAGAGACTGAAACAGGTGCAATACCCTCAATAGCCCCTACGGCATCTTTGTATAATAATATTTTTTCTTTCCATACATCAATTTTTAATAAATCCGCCTGAGTAGATGGATTTGATAATGTTAACGTAAAGTTAGATAACTCGTCTTCAAACCCTAATAAAAATAAATGAATAATCGCAACTTTATTAAGTTCCGATAACATACTTTTTTGAATTCTATGGATTGTTCTTGCAAAACGAATATCTTGTAATGATAAGTTTTTACCGTCACCAACAACTTCCTCAAATCCTAAAAACGCTTTAGGAACTCGTAACGCGGTTAATAATTTCTTTTGGATATATTCGATATCCGCAATTTCCGATAAGTTAGTTGCTCCAGGTAATGTTGTAATTGGGTCAGGTGCCGATGCGTCACGAACAGGAATAAAATAATCTTGGTCTACCGCCATTTGGTTAAACCTCATATCTACATTTCCAGTTTTATGGTCAACAACTTGGTCTCTTTTAAATTTGTTTGCGACACGTTGTACATATGCTTCAACGTCTTTATCATCCATATTACCAACAAAGACTTTAAACATTCTTCTCTCAGGTGCTCTTGATGTACGATAAATTAACATTGCATCCTCGGATAATAATAATTGTTTCCAAATACGTCTTGCTTTTTCTAACATAGAAGTACCATAAGGAAGTTTTCTATCGTCACCTAATAAACGAAAATGAGCAATTTCCCAAGTGTTAAAACTCATATCTTTATTTTTCCAATTAAAAGCTAAAGCTTTTTGGTCACTTTCTCCGTTATCTAAATTGGATTTACCTTTCATTCCTCTCTCAACCCTTTCAACCTCAATGTTTGGTAATTGCATACATCCAACAATCCCTTTTTCAGGGTCAAGTTTAAGGTAGACAAAGTTATCTCCGTATTTACAAGTATTTCTTGTCCACATTGCAAGATTCGTATTAATGTCTAAAACATTATTAAATAAATCTGTCAACACTGACTTTATACGTTTAGATTCTGAATAAATTTGTAAAATATAACCGTTTTCATCCGCAGTAGTAGATTCTTCTGCGTAGATGTCCAAGGCGGCCGAGATTTCAGGAGTGTACTCCATAGACTCGTAATCGTAGTAAGAGGCTAATCTTGTAGGTTCAAAATAAACCCCCTGAGTATATAAATTATTTTCTATCTTAGTCCATTGACCTGATAGATACATTGTTTGTTGAGCCTGTAACTTAGCCTTTTCATACTCTTGGGCATTTGTTGTTTTAAGTAGTTCTTTTTTGTCATACTTAAAAACAGGATAATCCTGATTCATTAAAGAATTGGGACCGAAGGTTTGTGACAATCTTTGCCAAACCGTTAAATTTTTATTTTCATCACTCATAATTAAAATTTAGTATAATTTAAAAATATATAAACATTATCTCGGAGACCCGAATAACCATAAATATTTTTGATAATCGCTTTTAGTCGCCTCGTTACTATAATTATGATGATTTGGTATTCCTGCTGGCATAACAGGGTTAAAAGAAATATTTTTGGTTACCTCTTCATTATGATTCACAGTCCAAGAACTTAACATTGCTTTAGTTTGTTCCGTTACTTTAGTTAATTGACTAAACGAATTTTCCCCAACATAAGTGGCAATAGCGATGGCCATAATTAAATCATCGTGATGACCCTTTTGGTGGTCAGGTCGTCCATTTATGTAGATAAAGGTATTCATTTCATTGAATAATCTATTACTATATATTTTGAACCCGTGTCTCATACATTCTTCAAAGGAAGAAATTATTTGAACTCGTTTATTATTGAAGTTAATACCAGGGATTTTATCTAACGCCTTAGGGTCATATTTCCACTTATTACCCATTTCAACACCATCAATGTATAAATCTTTATATCCCATCTCCTGCATTTTTCTTGAGGTGGAAACTCCCATACCTCCCGTTATATCAATAACAACAAAGGCACTGTACATCATTGCCCATTTATAGGCAATTTCCGCAGCAACATCTGGAGGTATTTTACCAATATATTCTAAAACTTGTTCTCTTTCGTCGAAATCAATAATAATCATAGAGGTGAAATCTTCAGAATCTCCTCTTGATACATCGACCCCCATAATGTATTTATGTCCTTCGACAGGCTCTTTCCATATCCATAATGCACCTCCCATCATTTTATTGACAGGTTCCTTTAACATATTTTGATGAATATCTTGTAATTGTTTGGAGTCGAAAACATTATCCCCTGAACCTAAAAAGTTACACTCTAACTCTTGAGAAACTTTTCGTTTATCAAATTTTAACTTTTTGACCATACCCTCAAACCAACTTGAGAGTGGCTTATATCCTTCAGATAATTTTTGTTTTATCTCGTCAAAATCTCTTTCTCTCGATGGAGTACCACTATAATCGATAATATCAGAATCTTTATATTCCTCTCGGTTTAAAAGATAATGAATTAAATCGTCTACTTTAATTAACTGTAAATCTTTGGCGTATCTTGGGTCTTTATACCAATACATTTCAGAGATTTTGAATTCATTCATACCTCTTAACGCTTGGTCATAAATTTCATAGTAAATTGGGTCGTATCCGTTTGGGGTTGATACCACAATTACTTTACCCCCTGTAGATAGGGATGCCATACAAGCTGACCAAAAATCACCGTCAGCTTCAATATATGCCGCCTCATCAAATATTAATATTGTCGGAGTATATCCACGTAAAGCATCTTTAGATGTTGCTACGGCCTTAACCTCACATCCGTTAGTTAATTTATAATGTCTTTGTGAATTTTTTTCATTTGAAAATCCGATTCCTGTCCAAGCGGGCCATTGAGCAATAAACGCTCTGACTTTGTTCGCCATCTCTTGAGCGGTATCCAACTTATTTGCAATAATCAAAACTTTTTCAGGTTTCTTTTTAGATGCAAAGGCAATTCTTTTAGACGCCCAAGCCGCGGTAACGGTAGATACTCCTGCCTGTCTATATTTTAACGCAATATTTTCGTTGTAATTTTCGTAATCGTCTAATAAGGATACTTGGTCTGGAAATAATTCTAACGGTACATATCGAGAACTTGTATTATCATAAGTTTGTAGATATGTTTTAAGCGCGTAAGGAGTATTCTTTACGCACTTAGTATATTCAAGTATTAATTGTTCTTTTGTGAATGACATATATTACTTAGGTCTTGAGATACCCAAGCCACCTAAGAAATCGTCTAAACCATCGTCATCGTCGTCATCTCCATAGTCGTCATCTTCATAACTTCCTAAAGAATCATCTAAATCTCGTTTCTTTAAATCGGTAACAATATCACTAACCATATCTTTAATGAATTTTTCCCCTTTAGGGTTTCCAGATAAAATAAGTTTAGCAATTTCAAAAAATTCTTTAGTGTCTAACGCTGAGAATCTTGCGAATAAGTAGTGTTGGATATGTTTTTTATCGTCTTCAAATACTTCTGACGGGTATGCTTGTGTGAATTTTTCCCAAATTACAGGACCTAATCTTAAATCCCATATTTCGTTCGGTAACGTATCCGTACTACCCATAATCATTTGTTGTGATTTAGGGTCGTCAGGTAATCCGTGAGTACCAAAAACTTCCATAACACCTTTAATAAGTTCGTGTATTAACACAGGGAAAAATAACCCTCTTGCTCTAATTGTTGGTGGGTCAGTAGTATCATCTACTTCTTCTTTACCTGCCATAGCAGATGGATTACCCGCCATCATTTGTACTGCCTCATCTGGCATTAACCAATAAACTAAATCATTTATGGACATTAACACACCATATAAGTTTAATAATTCAGGATTAATTCTATTTAATTCCGCTCTAACCAATTCAAACATATAATGTCCTTTTTTGGATGACCCTTGGATTAACGCGTTGATGAATCTACGTTTAGCCTTTTCTAAGTCAAATTTTTCCATTGCGGTCATAAAATCTTCTAAGTCCTCTTCGGCATCTTCAGAATCTTTACCAAATTGTTGTTCAATTTCTTCTTCTTCAGGTTCTTCACCTTGTTGTTGGAACCTACTTTGGTCGATTCCTCCCATACCAATTAATTTGGCGTCAAATTGAAAAGAACCGTCAGGAATACCCATCTCTTTAATAACTAAATCAACGGCTAAGTTCTCAAGATATTCTTTATTTTCAGACTCGATTTGCATCACTTTTTGTACCGAACCCATTAAAGCTCGTTGTAATTGCATAAAGGCATTTTGACCTGAAATATCATTCATTCCTGTAT